GATTCATATATTCTATCTTTATAGTTCCAATTTTGTTTTTTTAATTTTGTTATATCAATTATTGATTGACATTCTTGTTGATTAAATAATATTTTTTGTATTAAAATCATTATAACATTTTATTTTTATTTTTTAATTTATTTAAAAATAAATCGGATAGTTGTAGATGTCCATTTTCACTAAAATGCCAATCATTTAATTCTCCCTTTGTTTCTGCAAATATAGTTTCAAATTTATTTAAAAACATACAATCCAATCGTTGGTCAAATGGTGTCCAATGAATTATATTTTTATCTAAATTGTTTAATAGTTTAATCCAACTATTTACTTCATTACAATATCTTATATCATCACGATTTAAAAGAATCTCAATAAGAGTAGATTCGGATATTTTTGTTCTGTCAATTTCTTTAGTTGAAAATTTATCATAATTTGGTAAAATTGTTATCCAATCATTAGAAACTAATCTAAATCTCAAAGGAGATGACCACCCAATTATTACTAAATCTTTTTTTTTAATATTTTTTACGTTATCACAAAATTTTTGTAATATAGAATAATTGTCCGATGCATTTTCAGCTAGATTAATTACTTCTAAATTTAAATTTTGTGAAATTATTTCACCAAATCCTTTTGGTGTATAACCTTTCCAATTTATATAATTATTTGTCCAATTAGATTCAAATGAAAATCCAGCAGAAAAACTATCTCCAAATATATAAAGTTTTTGTGACATTTAAATAATATTTTTTTGTTTTCTTTTTGTTATAATAGTGTTTTTTTAAAATTTTCAATAGGTCGTAATTTAAACCAACCAACCAATGAATATCTATTACCATCGATAATTGGTGCTACTCTATGTGTTGTTGATGATAAAAATACAAATAAATTACCAATACCTCTTTCAAATGTAATGATAGTTTCGTTTCCTTCAAAATCAGATTCTTTAAGTTGTAATTCTCCCCCATCATATTCATTATTTAATTGAATAACCAATGAACAATATCTTTCGGAAAATACATCTGGTGTACTATCTTCATGCCAAACATAGTGGCCGTCTTTTTGATATTCGGTAAATTGTATTTTTTCATTTTCAAAATCCAATTCGTATCCTTTCATTTTTATTTTTTCAGATAAAACCGATTGTAATTTTTCTTTTATTTGTGGAAAACTTTTTAACTCAAAAAATAATATATTAGAATCTCTTTTTGTTTTATCAATGTGTGAGTCAATACCCATTCTACCAGGACATAATTCTGCATTTGATTTCATTGTTTCTAATAAGATATTACAATGTTCTTTTGTAAGAAATTCTTTTATTGTTGTATATTTAAACATCTTCTATTTTATTTTAGGAAATAATATATTTTAATCTGATATAGATTTCTTCACTCAAAAAGTTTTTATATTTTGTTATGTTTTGCATAATTAATTAAATAATTTATATTAGATGCATTTTTTCTAATATATCTTTTTTCAATATAGTTAAAACAATTGACCATCTTTCACCATCAACTATTTCTTTTATTTCATGTAAGGTTGTAGCATCATATGCAATCGCATTGCCCACTTCTTTACTTAACAAAATTTCTTTATTGTTTTCATCGTAACAAATATATTCACCACCACTATAATTGTCATTTAATTGTATTCCTAAATTCCATCTTCTATTTGGAAAATTACTATTAAAATCCATATGTTTCATAAAAGAATCACCTTTTGAATATTTATGTAGAGAACATACAATTGGTGTATTATCGGGATTACGTTCAACTTTTGAAACGTTTGAAAACCAATTAAAAAGTTTTTCAAACATCCACTCTGATTCACTATCATTTACTATATCCCAAACATTAAAAAATTTACCCAATTTTTTACCATTTTCCATTTTTGTAAATTCGTTAATTCTTCTATTAGCTAAATCTAATCTAGATTCTAATTTTCTAAATGGTAAATCGGTATATATTTTTGTATATGATAATATTTTATCACATTCTTCTTTTGTAAATATTTTTTCTTGATAAATCATATTAATTTAATTATATAATATTTTTTACTTTTTTACTAACCCACACCACCATCATCTCTCTACGGCCAAATTTTATCTCTTTAACTTCATGATATTCTTTCTGTCCATCGAATACTACCACATCTCCTTTTTTAAAGGGAATTAAATTGTCATTAACATATAACTCCCCTCCTTCGAAACTATCATTTAACATAATCAAATACGTTTTATTTGCTTTGATATCTAGATGTTTTTTGGCATAATAACCGGATTCATATTTAATATAGTGTAATGAATATATTATTTCATCTTCTTCTAATGTTACATATTTTAATAATGTATCAACTAATATCTTATTAGTTAAATCACAATAAAATATTTCTTTTAAATGAATTACATTTTTAAAATCGTGATATGATTTTATTTTTTTATTTTCATTTCCAAAATTATAATTTTTTAACATTATATCAATGTCATCATAATTAATTTTATTTTTAAATATATTCATTATATACTAAATAAGTGTTTTTGTTTTATTAATTCTATATTTGTTACCAATTGGAAATCCTATATTTTTAACTTCTTCTATATTAAGATAATTAACAATTTTTTTAAATCCATTATTATAATACAATTCTTCGTAAGAAATTGTAAAAAAATCTTTATTAACATATTTTTCTTTAAATTCAGATTTCAATATCTTAAAATATTCTGTTTTTTCTTTGGTAATTGAATTTTCTGATGTTTTATAAACATATGGTAGATGCCAGTTATCCGTATTTACCGCATTTAAAAATGATTCCAATTGTTCTTGTGTATTTTCTCTATATAGTACAATAATTTTATTGGATACATTTAACAATGAATTCCAATTTAAAGTAGGATAATATATTTCTTTAATACAAAGATGTTTAGTTTTATATTTATAATCTTTTGGGTCAATATTATTTTGAAACCATTTACTATTAGGATTTTCTGGTTCAAATAGTGTGGTAAAGTTTTTATTAAAGTAAAACCAATTAGTAAGATTTGTCGAACCACTTCTCGGTTCTGCTAAAATTGTGATAATCATATTAATAATATTTTTATATTAAAGTATTGTTTTTTTTTCCTTTAAAATCGGAAAATCAAACAATACATTTCCTGCAATTACAATTCTGTCGATAGTAGAATTAATTGAGGTTTCAGGTCTATGATGTACATCTGCAGGAAAAATAACAAGTTCATTTTCTTCTGGTAAAAACATCCTTTGTACATTATCTTCTTTATCCATAAAAAATAATTTACCGTCGTTCCCATTTAAATTATTCGGCATTTGTACATAATAAGTGAATGTGCAATTGCTTTCTATTGATTTTTTTACATGTGGAGAAAACATTGTGTGATTATGATAATGAGATTGTGTGTTCTCATTTCTTGAAATAAAAATCCATGGATATAAACAATAATCAACTTCTTCAACGTTTTTATCTTTTTTAAATAATTCTATACATTTCTTAACACCATAATTTAAAATAAAATCAATTTCTTTACATTTTAATATTATGTTAGTTTGAATTCCTGGAGTTATATATGATGATTCATTATTAAATAATGATACGTTTTGGTGGATTTTTTTTATTAAAATGTCCTTCTCGTATGGATATTTTATTTTTTCTCTATATATTTTATCAATCATAGTAAACTAATTGTATTTTTTGTTTTAAGATTTGTTTCATAAATCCACCCACTTATAGAATATCTTTTATAATTTTTATCAATAATTTCATCTACACAATGTAAATCTTTTATATTTTCAACATCAAAGAGATTTAAACTATTAAATTTGGGTAATAATTTGTATGTAATATTATTTTTATCATCTATGAAGTTTAAGCAACCACCTTTTTTTTCATCTGCATCTTTTGTTAAATTGTAAACAAAAGCATATTTTCTACCTAATGCATCGTCATTATGTGGAGATAAAAAATGGCCATATGTATATTTTGAGACAAATACACTCTGTGCTGTAAAAAACTTATCTTCTAACAATTTACTAATTTCTAATTCTAAATTTAATAGAAAAAATAAGTTTTGTATAAATTCTTTGTTTTCAATACTACTATACCAATATGAAAATTCACCTTCTTTAAATTTTGATTTTTCATATTCATAAGATTTTTTATGTTTTGAATTTGTAATCCAATCAGTTTCAGAATCGATTAAATCGTATACATTATTTGCAACACCATCAGATAAAAAATTTTCTATTTGTATTGGTTTTTTTTTTAATTCTTCAATATACCCCATAATACTTAATTTTATATTAAATTACCTTTTTTTACAAATCTTGATTCAAAAGTATCCCACAAAAAAGTTTTTAGTTCATCATTAACTTCTATTTTATTTTTTATTTTTTTAGTATCGTTCATTTTGGTAATTTCTAATTTTACTCCAAATTTATTGTTTATAAAATTAATAAATTTATCAATTTCGGTTATATCAAATTCGTATGTACATTTTTCATTTTCTTTCCAATATTTTTGGGAATTAAAAATATATAAAGTATCAGGTAGATTTTTATTTATTTTTATAAATAAACTATTATAATAGTTTTGCACTTCAGACTGGTTTTCAGAATATATAGCATTTGCAAAATTATTATTAAAATGTTTGTATATAAATGCATTATCAACATCTTCCCAATTACAAATTAATTCATTATTATGTTGTATTGCAGAAGAATAGAAAAAAAATTCAAATGCACTTAATAATCTATCTAACCAATTTCTTGTTATGCAAATAGTATCTTTATGACCAAAATAATCTATACAATCTTTTTTTCTACTATGAAAATGAGGGATAATTTTATTTTTAGATTCTTCTATTAAATGTGTTCCACTTATAATTTTTTTTATATTTAAAGATGAATTATAAAGTGAGTTTTCAATTGAAACCGATGCGCATCTTGGAATTGATATCCAAATTAATTCATTGTTGATAAGAAACATTTAAATTTAATTTAGATTATATTTTTTTGTTTACTTTCTGAAAAATATTTAAAATCAACATCATCCCATTTTCCTTTAGGACATGCATTTTGTTTTTCTGAAAATATTTTTTTTGAAAGTGGGCAACCGCAGGCCGAACAAATGGGTTTTTTAATTACATATTTTTTATATTCACACATATCGCATATGTTGGCTCTATTTAATGCAAGTGTTTTTTGTTCTTCATTTGGATTAAATGAAATAATCCATGCATTAATTATCTCTGCAATTTTCATAACCTATTTAATAAAATTTAAGAATTTGAAGTTACAATTAATGAACCTATTTGTGTCATTATTGTATTGATTGTGGTAATTTCTTGTGCTGTCATATTTTAAGTATTTTTAATTATATTATAATGGTAAACAAACCAAACTTGGTGAATAACAAGGGCCTCCACCATTGTAGGTACAATATTCATACATCTTGTTACATCCACCGGAACCTATTCCCTGAGAATTACAAGGTTGACATTGGTAGTTATGTTCAATCGCCACAAACATACCATCATCGGTTTTAGTAAGAAATAAATGTTCATCTTGAACAGTTATTGTCCATCCGTCAAACCCATTAACACTATTCGTTATATTTGTAACAGTTTTTTCTACCACACTTACTGTTTCTAAATTATCTGTCTGAACTAAAAGAATTTTATCACCAATTTGTAACATATCTAATGTAGTATCTTCCAAATTTAAAGCAGTCCATTTAACAATATCTCCTCTTTTTATTAGATATTGTGATATTGATGTATCTTCCCAAGTTGTATTATCATCAAATGTAATAGTTGTCATTGGTGACAAAACATTTGATTTTTGTTTACCTAAAACTACATTTGTTGAAAATGTTGAGTTTGATAAAAATTCAGTAAAATTAACACTATATCCTCTAAGTTCATCTGATTCTGTTAAATTTGGTTGATTTTCGTATAATTTTATTGTTTTTACCACATCTCCAACTTGTAATTCTAATCCTGTCTTATATGTACCATCTGCCATCATTACCAAATCGTCATCCATTAATTTTGGTTTATTAATACTTTGTGTACCTGTAATATATGATTTTCTGAAATTAGGATTTACTTCAAACGTTTCAGTATTGTAAGTAACATCTTCAAATAATTGAACATTGCCATGTTTAGTATATGCCCCAATTGCAATTGATTCTAATGTAGGTGGATATAATAGATTATATGAACGAACTACCGTTACAGTATTATTTTCAATTTTTTCAGCGTTAAAATAATACTCCATTAAAAAATATTCATTAGTTACATTTTGTAATACTACATCTAATTGTTCTTGAGTTGCAACTTTAAAAAATTTAGGATATTCGTTTCTATCATATATTGGATATTTTGCTTTTAAAACAAAATTTGGGTGAACTCCATTGTCGTTAAATGTTGTAATGTTTGACACTAATTGGTTTGACTCATCCATATAAGCAAATTGACAACCAAATTCGGTAGATTGTATTAACTTTAAAAAGTTTACCTTATCTTTACAATAAGTTTCATCTACAATTGCGGTTACATCATATGCACTTCTTATGATTAAATGAGTTTCCGAATCCTCTACATATGGGATGGTAATATTATTTGCAACCTCACTAAATACATATTCTATGTTTAGTGTCACACATAATTCTTGTAATTTTTTCTCAAATTGTATTATTCCACCAATATATGTTACTTTTGTAAAATTATTAGAAGTTATAAAGTTGGATAATTCGTTTAAATCAAATGTGTTATCAATTTCTGTTTGAGTCATTCGATTCATACCTGCATTGGTGTTTATTTCAATTGGTTTTAAATTACCTAATGAATTATATACTAAATCGGTTCCTAATAATACTGTTCTCATATTGTTTTGTTTGTTTTTATTCCCCTATAAATATAATTATAATCTATTTTAATCAAATATAGAATAAATATTTTACATTACCAAATAAATTCATTTATATTAATTGATATCCTTTGTTGATATAGTTAAACATAATATCGGCAAGTACTGTACAACCATATTCCGATAAGTGGCCATCTTTAATTTCACCCTTTGTTTCATCCTTTATCTGCATCTTACCATTATAATATGACCAGGATAACTTATTTAGTATTCTACATTTTTGAAATTCAGGAAACATAGACCAATAAAATATTTTATTATTTTTAAATGCATGATTTAGTAAAGTCATCCATCCGGTTACTTCTTTTAAAAATAATTCAGAATCTCTATTTACTAAAATTTCTTGCATTGTCTTTTCACTTATAAGAGGTAAATCTGGTAAACAGTTAGGTACTGCGGTATGAAAAAATTTATCGGATGTATCTGCGAGTCTAAATCTTGTTATGGCAGACCATCCTATTATCATATAATCTCCATCTTCTATATTATCAATTTGTTTAATAATAGAATCTAATATTGTATAATTATCACTTCCACCCTTACCACAATTTTCAAATGGTAACTTTAATTTATTTGCAAGAAGTTCAGGCCAAAATTTGGGTTCATATCCTTTCCAGTTAATATATTCATTAACCCATTGGTAAGATTTATTATATCCATCCGTATTAGAATCACCAAAAAACCATATCTTATTCATATTATATAGTGTTGTTTAAAATCAATTGGGGGGAGGGGCCGGGGTAAAAGTCGTTTTTTAAGAAAATTTTTGAAATAAGAATATCTTATCTCTATTGATAGTATACCTCTATTTATCATTTCTCCACCACTTTTTCCTCTCTATATACCAAAATGGAAACTTACACACCCAATATATTATAAATCCACAGGCAGCAACCAAAAGCAATGGTAAAAGGATTATAAGTATTGTTATGTTTGATATCGTTTTAGTGAGAGATTCCATTTCCATATATTGATGTATAAATACCGACAAAGCCGACTAACATCCAAAAAATATTTAAAATCAAGTATGCTCTATTACTTCTCTCCCATGCACAATAAGTAAGTATGATTGCATCTATGGTATTCCATATCCACATAAGTAAGAAAGGAGTATCAGGTCCCATAATAGAAAGAGTACCAAATGCAATGATTCTCATCACTACTCCTATGTTCTCTAATAATTTAACACCCTTTTCACTTAGTAACTTTAACATATAACTTGTTTGAAATATATATAGTGATTATTAAATTGTTGTTGGTGTAGTTCTTGGTGTTATACTAGCTACATCTGCAGATTGTAGTGTTACCACTCTATTCACACCTTCTAATTCATCGGTCACTATCTTATTGGTAGTTCTTGTAAATGAATCTCCATTATCAGGAGGAATAATACCTAATGAATAAACCTTTACAATAGAATCAAAGTCTCTTCTAAGTGCATCTAAGTAACCATTTATCTTTGTTATATAGTTAGTAGTTTTATCGTTTGCAATTATAATGGAGCCTGATGATTCATTCCATGTTATCTCCGTAGCAAATGAATCAATTTCTTTTTGTAGCACTTCTAATTCTAATGCGAACTCATATATCTCAAAGGTTTCGGTAGGGGATTTTGCTTTATCGGTTAACATATAGTCAATCCAATTTATTAATCTTAAAGGAACATCATATATTGGGTGTTTATCTCCTAAATATAACCACTCTGCAAATTTAATTGCTGCACTATTATCTAATCTTTGTCTATACTCTGCTATTTGGTATACTGGAGCTAAGTCAATTTTAAGAACGGGTATAGATTTTCCTATTTCAACTCCTAATATATCACCATTTGCTTCTATTGAATAATGTGGTGAATCTCTTTGTAATATTAAATCTAATGTTTTTTGTGATAACAAATACTGATTATCTAATTGTATAACAAAACCATCCGTTTTTAATACCGGTGTTAAATCTTTCAATATAGATGTTCTTGCGATGAAAACTGGTTCGATAGCAGGAGACGCTGTAACTTGCCAAAACCTTTCACTAATCTTTACATATCTTTGAGGGTTAACCTTTAAATCATTTCTTGCCATATAATACTATTTCTAAAGCCTTTCTATAAATTGTTTTTTCTTTTAATCTTTTATCTCCTCTTTGTTTTATCTTATATACCTCTCTTTGTAGTTCTTGGTATTTGTTTTCATCTATTGCGTCTAAAATGATATAGTTCACTTCTAAATCTGGTTCTATTTGCTTAAAGGATTCTATACCTTCTTCTTTTATTTGTTCACTCTTATTCTTATATCCGATAATATGTGCAACTCCAATTGATGTGCCAAATGCATCTGCCGCTTCTACATATACACTTTCTTTTATCATTTTATTTTTCTTTAATAGGGATAGGAATTACAATTTTCTTTTTCATTACATTGGGTAGGTTACTTCTTTGTGAGATGTTGCCTGGTAAATTGAATACTGAATTAGAACAACGAGTTAGATAATCTTCATCACTCTCATCTGGCAATCTTTCACAATGTCCTTCGTAAATTTGTAATAATACATCTTTTAATTTCATACTAATAAATATCTTATTTGTAAATAAAAAACCCCCTACATTTTAAGTAGAGGGTTCTCAGTTTATAATTTAATAAACCTTTTCACAAATGTCACTGCGTAAGGTAAAACTTTCCACCCTACTAATACACCTACCCAAAACGGATAGTGTAAAACGAAATCTAATACTTCCATATTTCATTTTGTTTTGGTTAAGAAATAAGTCAACCTGATTCCGATATCGTATAGATAAGTATTACTTAGGTAAAAGAAAAACACCTATTTTCACTTTGTGTGTATCATACATCATGTCAAAATTGCGTCCATAGCAAAAAAATTGGTCCCCGGTATTCGCACCTATCCGACCCGAAATAAAGCGCGCGCAATTGCGTTGAGCTACACGTAACTGTTTGCGGCACGAAAGGGCACAAAGAAACCGACAGCGTTTCTGCTATCGGTTCATCCTATGATTAGGAGCTCTTTGTAATTAAAATAAAAAAAATGAAAACATTAGAAAACCAAATCTAATTTCTTTTACTTATGTAGTTTGTATACTTAGTGTACTGCGACATTAACTCATTTGCTTTAAGTCTTTGTTCACTTACTACTTCTACTCTACTACCTATGTTATATTGTTTACACCACTCTATGAAATTGTTATCACTCATAGTGTTATGTCTATCTATCTCTATTGTATTATATCTCTCTATGTCTATACTATGTACTATACTACTATTGTTATGCATTGAACTGAATTTATTTTTATTAAGATTGTCCGATTAAGCTTTAGCCTTTGCAGGGTGTTGTTCAAAGATTTGTTTTAAGTATTCATCTTCATTCTCCATATCCTCTGCAGTCATCTCATTGTATCTCTCTAATAAAGCTATTGCGGACCTGATTTCATCTAACTGCTTTGACGCTGCCCACTTAGGTTTGCCGTCTTGCAATGATTTAATCTTCTTCATTAATACTATCTCGTCTTGTTTAAGTTTTTGTATTGCGTAATCCATTTTGATTTTTGTTTTATATGTGCCCAACAGGGCTTTGTGTATTTATCTTCGTTTCTTCTTGCTTGCCTCTCATACGGGTTTCTACTATATGTACCGGGGTAAGCATCGTATTTTGTTAATATTGGTTGTAGTTGATGTGTCCATTCGTGTATGCAAGTGCCTATCAGCTCTCTTACATCATAGCAATTGTTATAGTATATGTGCACTTCATTATCGGTTGCATCGTACTCACCACAATCACTTTCCCATCCTTTACGGACTGACCATATAGGTTGATACTTTTTTCTACCATTTATACCCATATGTTTCCGGCACCATCGCAATGCCATATTTGCTATCGCTACGGCATGCTTTCTCTCTAAACTTTCAACCTTTGTGTTTAAGTAAATCATTCGTATTATTTCGTTATAAAAAAAGTGGCTCTATTGGGGAGCCACTTTGTTAACTATCAAAGCTTTCTTTGTAAAGTAAATCGGAGAATAACCATTTGTAAAGTAACCAATATGCTTTTGATATAGAGCGGTGAGCTAGAATTGAACTAACCCGTCCTACCTGGTATGGTAGGTGTGCAACCCATGGGCTTTTACGTCCGTGAGGTAACCATTACACTTTCACCGCTTCATTAGGACGAGGAATCTTTACAACCATATTGCTATGGAATCTTTACAACCTCGAGCTAAATTATTTTACTACTGATGTAGTATCAGCTACTGGAGCTACTACTGCTGTATCTACTTTTGTAGAATCAGTTGCAGTTGAGTCAGCCTTAACTTCACTACTTGCAGGTGCACCACATGCTACCATACCAATAGTTAACACTAATGCCATCGCACCTACTTTAGCAGTGCTTAAGATAGTTGATAATCTCTTTGCGTTATACAATGCTCTTGTGGTAAAGAAATCTCTCTTTTGTTCACTTTGAGTCGTTGCCGCTTCGTTTAAGTTGTTTACTAATTCTGTTACCTGATAATTCACCTTTGTACTAATTTTCTTAGCCATGTTGTTTTTTTGGTTGCCTTTAATGTTTATAATAGTCAAGCTCCATTGAGGCGGCTTCCTTTTACCTCAGCTTCGCTTGTATCTTTATTGTTAATGTCTCTTTGTTATATACAATATACGACAAATTTTTGACATTACCAAATTTATTTATCAGTATCTTCCGGTCTCTTTGCGTTATTGTCTCTAAAATTAGCATCAACTAATACCTCTAATGCTGGTATCATATCGCTTAACTCTTTAGACGCAAGGACTTCTTTTTTATCCTTCTTACTTAATACATTTTTGATTAAGCTAGTCTCAAGCTTGTCCATTTTGGTTTCTACTTCTAACTCACCTATATACTTACGCACCGATGTTTCGTCAACAAAGATACGAGGTTTGTCCATCTTGGGACCTGATAACTCAATGACTTCATAGATGTGCTTGCCATCACCAAAGTTAAATTTCTTATTCTTTACTACGGCTTTATAACCTCTCTTACCTAACTTAATTTCTTTTACTTTACTCATATCTTTATTTTAATGTGTTGAATTTAATTCATAATGAAACTTTTGCAATTGCTTTGTTTCGTATTGGTGTGCGGCAGCTTTACCTCTTATTACTTTAACGATGAATAAGTCGTATACCTCTTGTGCGTACTCTCTCATATCATTGTAAAGTGCCCAATTCTTATTTTCTTTTCGTGCTCGACTAAAGTGTTTTTGTAATCTTAATTTAGCAGAGTAGTGGAAGCGTCTACCTATTGCGGCAGTAATACCAATATAACTCTTACCATTTTCAGTATTGACTATCTCATATACTATGTGGTTTCTATCGTTTCGTTTCTTTCTATTCATACTAATTAATTTAATTATTTTACAATCGTACCATACCCACCACTATTTGTGTTAGTTATAAACCAACTCCAATCTTCATCACCAAAAAACCTATTCCAATTATCACCTTTCTCTAATCCTTTACGACCATTGTATTTAATTACTTTGATATCCTTTAAGTTTTTTCTAATCGTTGAGTAATACCCATTGACTGCGACTGAATTTAAATCTACTCCATCCATTGTCAACATATGTTTAACTATTGCAACCCACGATGGTTTTTGTGTTGACATCTCCATAATGTAATGTAATGAGTCATAAACTCTAATCATCATTTTTTTATTTGCGTAGTCATATCCTATTTTCTCACTCACTAAATTGTGGTCTAATTTTCTCTTATTCATTATTTACTTTTTATTTTGTTATAGATTGTATCTAAAATTGTTTTGACTAAAGCGAATGTAATTATACTCGCTAAGGATAATATTACTAACTCCCCTATTGATATTGTTTCTCTCATATTATTTTGCTTGTTTTAATATATCGTGCAACACTTCGTGTAGTATTGATATATTTTCTAATTTTTTATCACTCATCTCATTCATTGTTTTACAATCGGTATCTAATGCGACACCCATAGTTAATATAATGGACTTTAATTGTTTCTTAGTCATTGTTAGTGTTATTTCGTTTTCGTTATACATACTATTTCATTTTAATTTCGTTCATAATGTTTTTTACTATTCCTAATGTCATTTTGGTATCGGTATACCCATCAATGAATGACTTAGCGTCTTTACGACTTACAAAGTATTTCCTAAATTTATTAGGACCTGATACTTTATATACTTCAAAAGATGTAGGTTCAAATCCTTCGGACTTCATTCTCATAACTCTTTTGACTTTCTTAATCTCATATAGAGACTTTAGGTTTACTTTACTTTTCATATTCTTATTTTTTACTTTACTAATTACTTTAAACACAAAATAGTGTAGGTATTAACCTAACACTATTTCCAATTGTTTGTTATTCAATTTCAATACTGACTTCAATTCTCTTTTACATTCAGCAAGAAACCTTTTTTCAACCTTACCCAATTTAATAGGATACTGCGAGATAATTTGTTTAATCGTTGCAGACTCTTTTTTCAACATACCAAAAAACTTCATTTGTTTTTTCAATTCAGTATTATTGCGGACCTGTACTTTATGTGTACGACCCATAAAATCTTTAAACTCAACAATTGATTGAGGTTTAACCGCAGAACTTAATTTACTAGCAGCAAAGTTTCTATATATCGGTCTCTCATTACGAGATGTATTAAAAGCGGTTTCGGTAAATTCGTTTGTCATTCTACTATTCATATTATAATTTTTTACTATGTGAGGGGTCATTCTCTCAACCCAATAACCTAAGGTACGACAATATTTTAACGTGGCCAAATCTTTTGAAAAGAATTATCATTGAGTATCAACGAGTTACGGGCATAACAAAAAATAATATATGTAAAGCACTGATACTCAATAAAGAATTTTTCGTTCCTAATGCGTTGATTGCCAGTGCTTTACGCCGGCACATTGATTATCAACGAGTTATGCATTTAATAAATTTCTAATGAATTTATATAGTATTTAGATAACTTCTATTTGAACTCCACGTTGCATTAAATAATATCTAACAAAACCCTCTAATAGTTAGGCCAGGTCTAAGTTTTGGCAATGTCAATTATTTTTCGTATCTTAATAGTTAGAGTGCGCATGTCCGGCAATCCACAGCCAGTAAGGGTTTCAGGCGATTTAATTTCCACTCACCAAATTATTTTCTGTTCAAATCACTAATTGCAGAAATTCTTTTTGTCAAATTTTTGTATTGCAGAAAAAAAATGTTTCGCAGAACGCAAAGGTGGGATATAAACTGATTCACTGATATACTTTTATAGTGTTTTGTTTTCTTTGTAGTGTGTAAGTATGTAACGATTTTAATTTGACACATAAACATTTTACCACTCTTTAACACAAATTACCACTTATACCCACTAATTAACACTTATTTATTTATTTTGATATAGTATTGTTTGATATACTATACTATTTAAATAAGTGTGTGTATTGTTTAAATTTCTTTGAGTATCTTATTGTACTATCTATGTCCCGCCAATAGATGTGGGTTGCACGACTTGCAAATCCTTTTTGTTTTATTCCGTTTATTAGATTGTGTATAAGGAATATATTTTTTATTTGATGTTTATTACTCATATCATTTCATTATCATTACTACTTCAATAGCTTTTAAAAATGTTTGTTTATGTTTTATTTGTTCACTACTCAATAACATAAAATTCTTTGGTTTATTCTTATTGCAAAGTTTGTAACCTTTGCCCGTTTTAACCCTTAGTAGTACCAATTCAATATCGTTATGTAGTTTATTTATATGTCGTATGTGTACATGGTAACGAGTATCACCCCAGCCATCCCATATATTATAAACAAAGTAAGTTTTACTTAAACCAGGTATTGGGGCACTCAATATAATTCTTTCATTGATTAGTGTATGTTTGTTTTCTATTGTTAACATACTATTTATTTTTATCTTTTAGTATTTGTATTAGGGATTGTTTTACGATTAAAAGTTCTATTAACTCATCCCAACTTTCTGCCCTATCCCCTATTATAGTATTGTATTCATTAAGTATCTTATCCCTTTGCAAATCCGTTAGTGTTATACTCAATTCGGTTTCTATATCCTTTATATCGTTTATAGTTACATTCATCACACTTTGTGTTTTACTTACTTTATTAATCCGTTATCCTTTAATCGTTGCTCCCTTTCCTTATAGTACCTATCCAGCATTTCCTCTAATTCGTTTATTCTCTTTATGTCTTGCTTATACCTCTTATCCATTCTATACAGGACGATTACTATTATTGTTATTACTACTGCTATCATATTTGTTTATTTATCTTTATTCTTTATATAGTCTCTTAACCATAGTACATACATAGTCATTATACATACTACATATATCAGGGTTTGTTTTGTATACATTACTATTCTTTGCTGAATTTATTTTATCTTACTTTTCAAAAATGCTTTAATCAATTTTACTTGTCCATTTCACTTTCAAATGATTTCATTGCTCTTTGTAGATTATCCATGTCCGGCGTATCTAACTTCTCACCCTTTGATAAGAAACCTATTGTGAATATCGCAAAGATAATTCCAATACTAAACTCAACTACTCGTTGTTCATATAACGCATCCTCACTCGCCACTATTCCGTTGTGCGTTGTTAACTCAATACCTAATAGTGTTTCTCTTTTACTAAATACACTCAATCCAAATTCTAATTTCATACTTTTGTTTTACTATGTTATAATTCTTTATTATCTTATTGTCTAATCTTATTCCTAACCCTTTCAAATTTACTATCACTTCATCTTTGTTTATCATTTTGTTTGTCGCAGTTATCTGCTGTGTCCAAAAGTCTATTCCAAAGTTATAATACATATCCTTTATTTCTATTGGTATTACTATCTCGTAGTGCATAGACTATCTTATTTGTTTATCATTGTTTATAGTTTCGTTTGTCGCAAATAGAATAAACATGCAACCTACTGCCGTTTCACCTATCCACATATTTAATGCTCCCAAAAAGAATGCCGTTGGCACTAATACTACATTCCAAATCCTTTTTAACTTCTCCATTTTTATTTTGTTTTATATTGTTATTCAACTTTGTTTTATGTTTTGCATGACTATCAAAAAAATTTCCTAAATCGACTCGCCCCCAACCCCCGCCCCTTTGTTATTAAAATGGGCCGTTTGAATAATACGGATTATTTACTCCCTGTGCTTTTGGTTTATATTTTACTATCAATGCTTCAAATATTAATGCAGTTAGTTCTAATGATTTTAATTTTCTACCTGCAATCCATTCTCTACCATATTGTGTTATATCTGCCCCATCCCTCAATACCATTTCATATTCGTTTGTAATAAGTTTTGTTCTAAATATCTTTATAGTGTAAGGTAATCCATTATATCCTACTCTAAAACTATATTCCGTTTCAGTTTCAATTACCTCACCTATCATAAACTCTTTATAGTGATGCGACCAACTTTCTAATTTCTTATAGTTCGTTATTGTCAAACTCATATACTAAATAGTTTTGTTCTTTATGTGTTTCAACTCTTGTCGGTTTTGTATTCAGTAAACTATCTGCTGACAATTTAATTTCATTTTTAACAATCATTTCAATTGTCCTTTGCATGTATATTATTTTCATAGTCAATTTTAGTTTCTGTCAATCAATGCTTCAATCAATACCCAACCAAAAAACATAATTCCAATTGGTAGGTTAACTGAATACCATAGTCCAACTGCGATACCTATACCAACAATTGTTTTACATGCTTTTAATCCGTCTTTGATAAATCTTTTATACCAATAGTTAAAATAATTTTCTTTCATATATTTTTGTTTTAATCTTCTTTAGCCAACTCCATCACTTCAGCTAATTTTAATTTCTCAGCTTCTAATTTGTTTTTTTCATTTTCCCAAAACTTTTGTTTTTCTTCTTGGGATAAAGTTTTCCATTCTTCTAATTTCATAATTTTTATTTTTTTAAATCTTTTTTAATATCCTCTTTAACTTTTTCGAGATATACCATTCTATCATTTTGTGAGACAAACGGTACACTCCAAAATTGTCGAGTCTTTGTTTTAAACCAACCAAATACAAATGAATATACGCCCATAACCAACCTCAATTTAACTGAATTAAAATACATTGTTAATACGGGCAATGCAGGTGCTCCATGTGTCAAATAAGTTCTAACTTTTTTATCACTCAATAAAGGTGTCGGATAACCATAAACTTTTGTAACTGGTGTAAACTTATATGCAAACCCCGGCGTAAATATTTGGTCAAAGAATGCCTCCATTGCAGGTGTGCATCTAAACCACCATACGGGAGATATAATATAAATTCTATCTGCCCATGTTATTAACTCTTTATATCTTTTGATTGTATCTTTTGGAAATTCAAATGTTATATTTTCTTTGTATAAATCAATTACACACGTTTCCTCTTTATTTTGTTTTAAAAACCCTTCAATGGTTTTTTTAATACCATTGTAGCAGAAACTCCTTTTATCAGGGTGTCCTATTATAATTAAGTTTTTCATTTTATATAAATTTTAATATTGCTAAATCTTTTTGTTTTGCTTCAACCATAATGTCCACACCCATGTCGTATGTATCGGGGAGGGTTGTAATATAATCGGAATGTGCTTGGGCTTTAACTTTTGTATTGTTTTCATGTAATGCTTTTGATTCGGAATAATGAACTGCCGGTGTTATACCTTTCGGCCACGTTGTAATTGCTAATGCCAATGCATCTCGTTCACTCAAATCTCCTGTGTTAAATGTGTGGTGGTGATAATCAAATACAATAGGTATGTTTATTGCATTGTGTATATACATTAAATCTTTTACCGAATACATACTTGCTTTGTCATCATTTTCAATTGTTAGTCTTGTCTTTACTGAATTAGATAGTTTGTCAAAGTTAGTTATAAATCTATCCATTGCACTTTGTTTGTCTCCATACACTCCGTTGCAATGTATGTTTATTTTGTTGTAAGGTGTTTTAGATAATTCCATTGCGTCCATAATTCTGCCGTGCACTTCTAAATCTTTAATCGTATTCAATACCACATTTTCTTTTGGTGAAACTAATACATTAAACGGACCGGGGTGAAATGATAATCTTTGTTTATACATTGTTGCCTTTGCACCACATCTTTGTAGTATCTTTTGTATTTCGTTCCAATCTTTAAGGTCAGTAAATTCGTATTCGGTTGCCCACGGAAACATCTCACTACTCATGCGATACATTTTAATTCCCATTTCCTCATTCCAGTCTATAATTCGTTCGAGGTCTGCAACATTCTGCAATACCAAATCCGATACATAGTCAATTCCCTTTGCTATGAAAGTTCGTTTGACCATTGTCCTGTTTGTTGTAATCTTTTTACCTAATGAAAGGTTAATACATGCATATCCTATATTCATATAGTAAATATACGACAAATTTTTCACTTTACCAAAACAAGTTTAAGAAATCACTTTTTTCTTTTTGAATAAGATTTGTTAAATTATTGTAATTATATTCTATTGTTTCCAAATTATCAATGTATAAATTTTGAATTTGATTAATTGGTAATGCACATATTCGGTTTATTTCATTTGTAAATCCTTCTAAACGTTCATAATGAGATGTTTTATCCATATAAGATAAGTCAAAAATATTATCATACATTTTAAATCCAAGTTCGGTTAAACCTTTATATGCTCCTGCGGATGCAAATAATAAAAATGGTTTTTTTATAGAAAATCCTTTAAATGATTTTTCGGATATTCCATAATAATTTTCACTAGTACAATATGAAGTTTCCATTAATACTGAAAAATATGTATTTAATTCTTTTGTAAAATTTACTAATTGCAAATCTTCTAATGGATTTACAATATTTTCGTTATCAAAATTTTTTTTGAGGTACTTACCTGTTAATGGTTGTAAACCATCATTTCCCCCAATAACATCTTGCCACATTAAATACTCTTTATTTTGAGTAACAAAAAATGAATATTCAAATTTATCTAAAAGATTATTTTTAATTAAAAAATCATAAAGATACATTCTACTCGCACGAGGTGCATTTTGTGTTGTAATAAAATGTTTTTCCCTATTTAAATTTAATAAATTATAATTTTTACCCAGTTGAATATTTCTATCAATAACCATAGACAAACATCCCAAATTATTTGATGTTAATATATTACCCCAATTTAAATTCCAACTTTTACTCAATAATGTTATTTTAATTTTATCAATATGATTTTGAAAAATATCGTTTAAATTTTTAACAATTGTATCTATTGTAGATTGATTTTGAATAAAATCCATATCTTCTGAAAATAAAATTAATTTTTTTAAACTACCTATATCAAATTTAATTTTTAATTCTTTTAATAAATTAGAATTGGATAATTCCATTAAATTGGAAAAAAATATTAAAATATTTTCATCATTATTTTCAATAGTAACTCCGGCCCACTTTGGGAATGTTTGCAAATTACCTTCATTAACTTTAACATCGTATCCACTCTGTCTTAAAAAACTACATTTCATATTAGATAGTTTGCATGCAAATGATAATTTTGTCCGTAGTATCAAACTCATTCGTATTTAACCAAAGGGTTTTATTGTTATACTCCATTATATACATTCCGTTATCGGTTTGCTTTCTATGTAGTAATATCGTTTCTACTGCCGGTTTTATAGTAGCATCATATCCTAATGTAAATTCGTAGTGGTCTTTATGTTCTTTAACTCCAATAATATTAAACACTTCGTTGTATTCTTGTCCGATTATTGTTTGTATGTTTTTTATTTTTAGCATATCAATCTTTTTATTTGTGCACAAAATAAATCCAAATTGTGTATGTCTGAAAATTTCAAATATAAACAATGATTACCATGTGATAGTGTGTATTTATCTCGTCTACCTTTCATACGATTTAATTTTAAGTCTCTGTGCTGTCCTTTGCCATCTATTAAAGCGATATGATAGTTTGTATGTCCACATATCATACATCTCACACGAAAGGTATATCCTATTGGGTATCTAACTATTTTGTTTAAATTATTTATTGTTAGCATATTGTATTTAATTTTTTTATTTGTGCTAATAAACTTTGTGTAGTTTGAACCATTTGTCCGTATGGTATTGTATTTCCACTATTTAACGAACTACTACGGGGTGCTGATGTTAATTGTATTTTCAATATTTCATCCACCATTTCCTCAAATGTTTGTCTGAAATTTGAAATAGACTTCATCGTTTGTTTATTCATTTTACGAGTTGCACTAAATTTATTATCATCCCACATTGATATAAAAAATATACCATCTGCAGTATTTTCACCTACTATAAATTTATGTTGCGGTGTCAATACTGATAATTCCCATTTTGGTTTTTGTGGTAAGTTTAAGTTTAATATCGTTGCTTCATACTTTGTTTCATTTGCATTATGTATTGGATTAACAATTGTATATCCTTTGTATGTAAACCCACTTATTTTTTCCCAACCTTTAATTTTCATTATGATACTTTTTCGTTTACCCACTCAATCATTTTGTTTATCAACTTACTCCTATCTTTTATCAATTCAATAGAAAATTCATCAATCGTCATCTTACCAGATTTTAATATGGTAACTTCAACTTTGTTGTTTTTTATCTCATCCTCTATTTGAAATATAGTAGATTGACTATTGTAATCTTTTGTAGCTATAAATTCATAAAAGGTACATGCAACATTTCCATAATCTTTTACTTTAGCTTTGTGACCCATGTAGTTTATATCAATCGTTGACTTATCTAAACATAAATTCTTTGTGTTAATCTTTTCAGGATTACTTATTTTCAAATTTGTTATTTTCATTTTGTTATTATTTTCTAATGCACATGATAAATGGTCGTACCCATCCAAATAATCGTAATCAATATCGGATGTATCTTTGCCACAATATCTGCAAGTCCAACTCAATGTTTATGTTTTTTCTTTTTTCTTTTGTTAGGTATTGTTATTGTTATACCCATTCCACTTTCATCTGCCCACCACAAATCATAGGATGTGTAACCATACAATTCAACCTTACCTTTCTTTATTAAACTCTTTTGATAATAAACCATTTGACAGGTAGTATCATTTGTTTGTGCTGATATTGAAAATGGTAATAATAAAATTAATAACCATTTCATTATTTTTTTCCACTTTTTTCTCTTATCCACTTATACATAAAATCAATATCCCTTTTTTCAATTTCTTTTTGGGATTCTAATTCATGTGCAACACATGGTGGAATTTTATGTTCGTTTTGATAATCGGTTTGTGTTTTTGGTTTGCTACCTATTGTACCCATTGTATCATTATTTACTGAACTTGTTGGGTATAAAATTGGATAAACTGCTCCTGTAATTTCCGTATCAAAATACCCACCATCCTTTTTAATTTGATTGATTAATTGGTTTGTACCTTGTTTATTACCTACCATAAATGCAACACACCATATGATAATCAATACTATTAGTGTTATAATTAATTCCATAACTTATTTATTTTCGTCTTTTTTATTTTTTAATTTTGTTATTTGCTTTTCTATTTTTGCAAACTTTTCTTTTAATACCTCTAACCTAACACTTCTGCCCCATTTACCTAGCCAATTCACTCCCTGAAATTTCTCCCAATAAATGATTTGTTCTTGCAATTCTTTTTTTCGTTTGTAAAGTGCCATAAGTTTTTCCGATTTCATTATTTTTTATATCCTTGTTGAATTGTTAAATAGTAATTCCATTTTAACCAACTAATTGCTATTCCAAATGCTGGCGTAAATACTCCTGTTTCAAAAAAGTAATTTTTACTATACCATACTTTAATAAAAGGTAGTATATTTACTATATCTTTATTTATTTGTGTTCTATTGTTTGCTATTTCCCATTTTTTCATTTTTCTAAATTTTGTTTTGTTTTTAAAATTGTTTCATTTTGTGTTTCCACTTTTGCCTTATACATCATACGAATAATATTACCTAATTTTTCATCGGTAACATTTTCATCTATTATAATTTCTTTACGAATGGTTAAGGTTTCTTTTGCATCCTCTGCCCATTCTATTATTTGTTTTGCGTATCTCTTATCCATTATATATCGGTTGGTAGTATTGTTGTTTTGTGTGCTTCATCTCCAAATATACGGAAACTTTTTACAATTCCCAAATCTGTTATTGTTACTGCTTCGACTTCTATTCCCCATCTTACTACATATTCTTTTACTTTGTTAGTTATTGTTTCGTTTACATCTACTAAGTCATCCCACGTTGTTAACTCCACCACATCTCTAATCATTCCCTGTGTCGTATCAATTAGGACATCGTTTGCGTGCATTACTCCTAATAAATAAGTTTGTATATTACTTACTTTGTATCTAATAATCGATTTCAATACAATACTTTCATCGTCTAATGTGGTTAGGGTTTGTGATGGTAAATTGACTGACTGAGTAATAACAGGACATTCAACAATAGAATCAAAAAATGGTATCTTAAAATGAATACCAGGATATAATACTTTTATAAACTTTCCAAATCTTAATTGTACTGCACCATTCCATTGTTCTACAATAACAAATGGCAATATATCCATACTAAATCTAACTAATAAATCTACTAACTTATCAAACATAACTTCTTTTTAATACTTAAATATACGATAAATTTTTGACATTACCAAATAAAAATGGGACACCTCAATAAAGAGACATCCCATTTCGCATGGCATGCAAGAATTTTATGTATGTCTACGATAGTTTTTCTTTTTTAATTGTTCACTTCTCGTTTTGTTGGCCATTGCTTTACGATTTGTTGCTTTCGCTTGTTTCTTTGTTATCATTTGTTTGTATTTGTAATTCCTCTATTAAATTAACGAATAAGTATTCCTGTGTTTGATGAAATTTTAATATCTTTTCAACTCCATAATACTTTTTTAATGCTTCTGCGTATTCACCCGTAACTTCTTGTGTAAATTTTTGTATTGGTAATCTTTTTACTATTTCGTATAAGTCCTCACCAACTTTTGCCGTTTCTATTTTTCTCATTATTTCCAAAATATTTGTACTAATAAAATACTTGCTGCTAACATTAAACAAGTTAATGTTTTTAGTGTCAATGGTTCTTTGAATAATACCATACTCAAAAGTACAAATACAATCATACCAATACCAAATCCAATAAGACGGGACGGCCATAATTGACCATCACCCCATGCAACTAAATGTTCTACTGATTTAATGTAAAACCATGCTGCTGGTATTGAACTTAATAATATTAATATAGGATATTTTTGATACCAACCATACTTTATACTTCCCTGCAATTGCATAAAGGAAAAAACCTGTCCTAAGATACCATAAAAGATACCTTGTAATAACCTATTCATTTTGTTTTGTTTTAATAATCCTCATCCTCAAATGATAATGCATCTGCTTGTGCATCATCTTCGTAAATTTCATCTTCAATCAATTCTAATCTCTCATAAACACTATCAATTAATGGATGTGAAACTCCATCTTTATCTATTGCTTTTAAGTCCTCTTTTATTTGATTTACTAGTTTTAATATTTGTTGTTTCATTTTAAAATTTATTAAAAATTGTTTCTAAAGGTTTGTTGTAAAAATTTTCAATAAATATATGATTATTATTTTTATTGTAAAAATACTTGTAATAAAAATCATGCAACTCTTCTTTTGATATTTCTAATATTGATTTTAATTTTAATTTAATTGATTCCATTCTTAATTTATCATCTTCAATTTCATCATATGAGTGATTCCAAAAGTCCAACGAAACATCAAATCCAAATCGTTCAGTAAGTAATTTAACCGTGTTTGATTTTGATAACATTACAAATGGTATATTCATTCTTAATGCTTTACAGGTTTTTTCACTTATACTTATCCAATCTTTTCTAGTATTTCTTGTTCCACCTGATACGTTTGTTCTATCATAAAAATGAGTTTCAGGTATTATTTCAAAATATGTATTAAAATAATTCATATAATTTATGTGAGCTGGGTAGTTATGATATTTCCATTCATCAAATAAATTAAAATCTTGCATATTAGGTATTCTTTCTAATATTTTAAAAGTTCTATATTCTGCATCATCTCTTTCTGGAATAAATTCTCTAAACATACCCGATTGAAATGTCTCATCGGTTGAACTCCATATGAAATTTTCATCTAATAAATTATTTTCATATAAATAATTAAGTAATTCTATTTTATGAAATCTAATATGTCCTGCTAAAAATAATCCTTTGTGTGGTTTTTGAAATTTCTCAGACCAAGTATTCAATTGAATAAATGAATCTTTATATTTTGGCATATACATATTTGTATGCCAACAATGGTGTTCAAAAAATAAACAATCATCCGCAACTTGCAACATATTTTTATCTATAAACCACAATTCTTTATTTGTATTTTCTCTACAAAAATTATAAAATCTAATATCAATTTCTTGGTGGTCATAACAACTTAATTCTATAAAGATATTTTTACAATCTATGTTTAGTATTTTATTAATTTCTTTACAAAGATTAACATCTTCCATATCAATTACATTAATGCTGACAACAATTGATGTATTTGTATCTATACTTGAATTATGTACTTGTTCAAATTTATATCCCTTTTCAACAAAGGAATCCAACAATTCAGTCAAACCTTCGTTGTGGTCTTTTATTGTTCTAAATGAATATGTAAAATTTCCTAATTCATCTTGATTTCTTTCTAATTTATTAAATGATATTTTTTTCATAATTTTTAAGTAATCGTTCTTTTAATTCTAAAAACACTTTTCTATTATGTAAATGTTTTTCTTTTATAGATTCAAAATGAATATTAAAGTTTTCTTTTATATTGTTATTGGAAATTTGTTCAATAATAATTTCCATTCTTTTATTATCATCATATTCATCATCAAATGAATAATCAATTAATTCATCAAACAATTTAAATCCCCACTCTTTTAATTTTGTAAACGTTTTTGGTAATGTTAATCCAATAAAAGGAAATCCCAATGCCAATGGTTTGAATGTTTTTTCCGATACTATAAAATATTCTTTATCTTTTTTAGCCGGATTGATTGCTAATTCAAAAACACTTTCGGATATTATTTCAATGTAACTATTATAATAAAAATCTAAATTAGCAATATAACCAGGATTATCAAATATAGATGCGTCACCCCAGTTATGATATGATGCTTGGTCATGTATATCAAAGTCCAAACTCTTTGGTAAATATTTGTGTATTTCTAAATCCTTATAAAGATTTATATATTCCAATGGAATACAAGTTCTTACCATTGATGGTGTTTCTTCTTCAACTCTTCGCAAAGACCAATTTAATTTTGATAATGCGTTTATTTTTAAAAGTTTATTCAAAAATAATAAACGATGCCACCTAGCATGCCCACCTAAAAAGAAATATAAATGATTTTTAATATCATTACTAATAAGAAAATCTAATATTTTAATCCTATGCATAATTGGGTCGTTATAAATGTACCCAGGTTTTTCAAATATATTTTTAGATATGATAATAATTTCTTTTGCTTTTATTTTAGATTTTACAGTATCCATATCATAAAATCTTAATAAGAAATCATCTGCTCCACTAAAATCTAAAATAACTTTATCATATTCCATTAATTCAAAAATCACATCAATGGAGGTGAAATCATAACCACCATTATAAAATAAATGTAAAATATTTTTATCAGTTTTAAATACATCATATAATGATTTAGCATTTAATAAAGATATACTATCCAATTCAATATCGGATATTTCATTTTTTTTATTTAATTCTTTAAATATTATCATAACTCATTTAATAAATCTCTTATTTCCGAACATTTTTCATATTCTTCTATTTCTAGAAAATAATCCATAGCTTTATCCAATGTCAATTTAACATTATCTTTTTTAATAATGAATACAATATTATCCGATGAATTAGATACCATTATTGCTTGAATGGCATTTAAATTTTCTTTAATAAGTTTTTTTGAATATCGGATTAGTTCTGAAAAAATTACATATTGATTTTGATACAACCAGTTTGATACTGATTCGTTTCCTAATTCTATATGCAATATAATTGGTTCTCCTTTCATTTAAGATAAATATGTATTCTTTCTTTTTAATTGAATATCTATTTCACTTTTTGTTGTACCAATTTTACATTGTTTTTTATACCACATATATAAATCCTCCAATGTACCCTTACCTCGACTTCGTTCCATTGCTTTATCCCACAAATCCTTTTCGAACTCTTTTGTAAGTTCACTTCGTAGTTTCCACAATAACATCTGCTCATCTTTGTTTGCTTCAAATTCTAACTTCAATGCTTTAACTCGTTTCATTTGTGATGCTTCCAATGCAGCCTGTATTCTATTCCTTTCATCCGTTCCACCATAATTGTCATATGCCTGTTGATACACTTTGTGTTGTGTTTCTCTCATTTCAATTGCTTCACTAAACATATATGAATAGTTAAAGTCTCCATTTCTTATTTTCAATAACAAAGGTGCGTCTGCTTTAAGTGGTTTGTTCGGTCTACCCTTTGTCCACCATCTAAATTTATTGTAACCCATTATTTTTGTAATTTAAAGTGATTGTTGCCATCATTAATCCATTTCATTTCCGATTGAGAACCCTCTCTACCAATTATATCTAATTTATTATCTCTATTTAAATCTACCAATCTAATCCACACCAACCATTCGAAATCATTTGGCTTCCCATCTGGAATATTGAATTTATAAAAATCAATATATTGTTCTGTAACTTCGGTGAATGTTTTATTTTTATTGTTTTGTAAAAACTGAATATAATATCCAACGCCTTTCCAACATCCTTTTAAAACAATAATATCTTGATATCCATCGTTATTAAAATCTATAAAATTAAAATCATCCACTATTGTAAATGTATCTTTTGTTTGTGTATATGTCAATGGTAATGCATTTGAATTTGTATACGAATAATTACCTAAACCATCATTCCAATATATTCTATTATTTCCATTATATTTTCGGGGAGATGAATCATATATTGAATCACCAAATATTTCCGAACCACCAAATATTGCATCTAATTTACCATCATTATCCAAATCATACAATTGATTATGAAAATAACCAACTTTAATATTTTCGGTAATAACATTTAATTTTGCAAAATTTCCTTTACCATCATTTATATATTTAGAATCGGCCGTTATGATATCTATATCACCATCCATATCAATATCACCACTTGCCGCAGTATGATTAAATTCCTTTGAATTTGGGATATATTTTAATGCAACACTATCTTTATAAAAATATACTATTCCTAGTGGTGCACCTGCGAAATCCGTTTCTAATCCCTGGTCTGCAACCAAATAATCCAGATAACCATTCCCATCGTAATCCCCCAACAATCCCCGTCTTGGAAAAACAAAACCATTTAAAGTTTTCCACAAAGAAAAATTACCACTATCATTTTTGATAAGGTATACATGATTTGTTTGTTCTATTTTACTATTATCAGGTTGTGTTGCTACAATAAAATCATCATCACCATCTTTATCAAAATCAATATACGACCACGCAGCTCCAATGTGGTCTTTTGATGAAATCAATGATTGAAATTTAATAAAAGGATTATAATCTTTATCCAATTTGTTATAAAAAGACGTTCCAATATTTATAGATGAAACTTGTGTTTTTATTTTAATAAAAGGTTGTACATTTGTATCTATAACCTTTGTATCTATAACCTTTGTTTGTGGTATTGGTGTTACAATGTTAGGTATTTCCTTCTTGCAACTTAATATCCCCAATATCAATATCACTAATAACTTTTTCATACTCTTTAATTTTTTCTTCAATAAATTCAAAACATTCACTTGGGCCGGTTAAGGCATCATAACTACGATAAGTTTTAATAAACTTTTCTAAACCAACATTATCTAAATGTCGTTCTAAGTCTTTAACACTTGTAAGGTAACAATGATTAAATCCCATTAGTTTTTATTGTTTCTCTTTTTAGAATTCATTTTCTTTTTCACTTCACTTTTATATCGTTCGTTTGCTTCAACTAACTTTTCATTTACTACCCATGAATCACCTTCAAATAAATTGTCATCTTCTGGTATATCACCCCATTCAAAATGTGGTTTGCCGTCAAATCCACCATCGTTTGAAAATTCATCTTCATCCTCTTGTGTTGCTCTATAATGCAATCCTTCGTTTCCGTTTTGTCCTATGATATCCATTCTTCTTTCCGCTTCTTTTGCCATTTCCTCTTCAGCGTATTTTCTCATTTCCTCTACTGCATCTATATTACTTTCAAAACCCTCACTATCTTTAAGATAACGATGTCTTATGTCATTATCATCATCTTCAAACTTCCATGCTTCTAACTTTTCTTTCAAGTCTTCTGCATCGGTTTCATTATACTCATTTGCTCTTTCTATCACCCAATTCTTAAATGAACTTTCGTGATACCCCATACCAATAATTAAAGTTTGGAATGCGTCCATAACTTCATCTAAACTTAAATCACTATGGTCTATCTTTACTTTAATTTTTGTTCCGTAGGTTTCTGCTATAAACTTTGATGGTTTATTCATTGTTTTTGTTTTTGTCTTTTATAAATTTTTCGTATCCTTTTTGTTCGTTCTCTTTTGCGATTTGTTTCACACTATCATAGTCAAATTCGGTATTGGATATTGCTGCCCCAATACTTGCAAACTTTTTTGTCTTATAACTACTCAATGGTGAGGTATGTTGCTTTAAGTATAATGTCTTTGCATCTAAATACTCAAACAATTCATCATCACTCATTTGTTTTAAGTCGTTGTCGGTTTTGTTAAACTCCATACAATATCATTTATATTTTTTGGGCTATTTTTTTCTGCATAATTTAAAAAATATTTTTGATTATATTTTACAATATCTTTTACATTATTTAGAAACTCATCCTTTTCTTCTTTTGTTTTATTAGCAAACTTTTCAATCTCTTCTAATATCATTTTTAATCTTTTCAAATCATCTACTTCATTATCATAACTTTCATCAATATATGGGTGGAATGTTTTATATCCCATACTTTGAATATACTTTAATGAATTTGCCGGCCCTGCCAATACGAATGCTTGTGAATGTCCAATTGGTTTCCAAATTTTTTCACTTAAATAACCTGTTGGGAAATCAATTTCATTTTGAAAGAAAACGGATTCAGATACAATACTCAAATAAGAATTTAAATATAGATTTTTATCTTCATATCCATATCCTGCAATTTTAGTTATATCTTCAATATCCAAATGTTTTGATGTGTTTTTAATCAACTCAATCATTTCAGTATTGTTTGCATCTATATAGTAATGGTTTACTGAATTGGTATCAAAAAATCTATTATCCCAACTAACTAAATTATTTTCAAATCCTAATTTGTATAATATATCCAATATATGTAATCTGTGTTTTTTCCAATGTCTACATAAAAATAGAAAATCTTTTTTATCTTTACCGATTGATTCTTCAAATTCATCATACGATGCAATAGAACTTTTTACTTTTTCCATTTTACCAAATTGGGGTTCATATGCATCTTCTGGCCAAAAACTCCAATTTGGAATGTTTATAGTATTCCAAAATTCGGTTGATTTTAAATGATGTGCCCAATTATAATCAATAACATTATAATTTACTCCCAAACTTTTTATATTTTCAGATAAATTAAAATCTTGAAATATTAGGTATACTTTTTCATCTGGTATATCATTATTTCTTGTAAAATCTATAATTTTTTTAAAGTTATTAGTTGTAACACCCAACCCACCATCAACTATATAATTAATTAATAAATTACCATTACCATTTTTAATTTCATTAAGTGCTACGGATGAAATGTTTTCTAAAGACAATTTATTATAAAATGGATGGTTACCAAAAAACGCTTCTATATTTCCAAATGGTTCTATCATATAAAACCATTTTTCATTTGGATGATATTTAATTATTTCGTAAATGGATTTTTTAATAGAATGATTGTCCCAAAATCCACTATTATATATTGACCAATCTTCATTCCATCTTTTTTTAAATCCTTCACCTGAAAATCTATAATCAAAATCAGAAGCTTGGTGTATTGTTGATAAAAATTTTGGGTCTAAACAATTGGGCATTTCACCATTATATGCCATAACATCAAATCCTAATAATAATTTATTCATCTTCATCTTTATCAAATTGAAAATCTTTGTTTGCTGAATATAGTATTTCACCATCTTCATTTACACTCATATTCAATGCACCTTTGTCTACTAAATCCTCAATCGTTTTACCTATTGATTTGTTAGATACACTTTGACAAACTTCTAAAAATTCTTTGTCAGTTAGAAGCATATCATCTTCTTGCTCCCACTTTCTTTGCATTGCAATTTGTAGAGCTCTCTTTAATGGTATTCTATCTATAAATTGATGTTCCTCAAAAAACCCATCCTCTTCTAAACTATTTACCATTTCATCGGATATTTCAATTATTTCACTAAGTATGTCCATTTTGTTTTGTTTGTTTATAGTTTTCTGCCTCTTCATCGGGTGTTGGTAGATAACTAGATTTGTAATATTCATCGTCATATTGTACTTCATCTGGAAATATAGAATGACTTTGAACGTTTTTCCATTGCCAATATTCTTCGTTCATTTGTTCTTGAGCAATGTATTGTTCGTATAAATAATCTTCATCACCACCAATAGAACCTGTCAATTGTTGTTTCATAAATTCGTTGTTTATCTTACTCATAATTATTATTTCTTTTAGTAAATATACACCAATTATTTGTTATTTCAAAATAATCTTTTCCACTTTTACCACATTACCACATCGTGCAACTATTGTCATTGTATCACCTCTCATTTCCCACTTAGGTGCTATGACTGTATTGATACTACCATCTACCGAATTGTAACATACCTTATTGATTGTAGGTACTAATGCGTTCACATTACTTATCATTGGTGGCAACTTAACTATCGTAAACTGACCTGTATAATAGTTCAAATAGGTTTTTGTTATTGTAGCAATAGTATCACCTTTAACTAAGTTCCAATATAAATTATTTTCCCATTCAATTTTCTCTCTGGGTTCATTTGGTATTTGTCCGTTCACTCTAATACTTCCCGTTATGGTATGTATGTTTTGTGTTTCGGTTGAATACAATTTAAATACTGAATACCCATTACTATCTTTTGGTAAACGGGTATCAATACTCATTTCAATATTTTTATTCGGTTGTAAAAATCCCTCTTTACTACAACCAATAAGTGTTGTTGCTAATAATAAAGCAAATATACATAAAACTAATATGAAACTAATTCTCGCTTGTTTTTCCGTTCCTTTACCTTGCATTTTATTTTGTTTTGAGTTCTCTAATATGTTTACATTCATTTCCACCTGTGTATGTATAAGATGGACAATCACATTCCCAATTTCCATTATCTTCCGTTACATTGTATTGAACACTTGGATTTTTTGAGGATTGTATTTTGTGTTTTTTAGTTTCTGATAAACCTTTGTCTTTTAATTTTTGTTTAATCAAATCATCTATTGCATCATTGGTACTCCATCCTGCTCTATTCTTTCTAAACTCTGAAAAGAAATATTGGTCATCAAATAATGCTTCCAATACTTTTACCGATATGTCCTCGCCTTCACTACTTGCTACCTCATATAAGGTGTGTTCAGGTTCTTTTACAAACTTACCAGCATCGGCGTAATCACCTGCGACAACAATGTTATCACCTGCCCAACTACCTATGATATCGTTTTCACTATGTAAGTCTCCGCCACCTCTACCATTTCCGTCAGCAAGTAATATTGCCAAACCGGCTAATACACCACTTGCGGACATACTAAATTCCATTAACTTTGAACCATCACCAAATGTGTCAGGTTTTATGTATTGTTTCTTTTTGATATTTACTATCTTATAATATTGTCCCATGATTATTTCTTTTTACGTCTGTCATATGCTACTGGATAATAACATAATCCATCTAATTTAATATTGTGTACTTTGAATCCATTATCTGGGTCAGTTACTTCGATTGCTTTTTCAGCATGTTGAGACCAGACTAATCCATCTAATACGATACGACCATCTTCTAATCTTCTAAATTCATTCATTTGTGTTGTTACTGTTTGTGCCATGTTGTTTGTTTTTATATTTTGTATAATTTAATTTTGTTTAATTTTGTTTGTTTGTCATTTGCGTTAATGAGAATGTCAATTCGTTTCTTATATCGTTTGTTCATTACATCCTTAACTACATATGTTCCATTATACTTACCTGCTCCTTCAATACGAACCTTACTACCAAACTTTAATTTCTTTTTAAGGTCTCTACTGACTGCAATTATTCTATGTCTCTTTGGATTGTTTGTGTCAATCTTAAAACCACTTGCTGTGATATTTGGTGTTGAGTCCGTTTCGTTTTCACTTGCGGTGTATGTGGTTAGTGTAACAATATCAGGTACTATACCTTCTATCATTTTATCTATTTCCTTTTCTTTCATTTCCATTTGGTAAGGTAAAAATACCATTACGATTGAAAGTAATATATTGTAATTCATAATCATAACTTTAATTTTGGAATGTTCCTACATTCATTTCATCTGCAATCGTTCTTGCTATATGTGATACAAAGTCATCTTTTGTTTGCATCATATCACTACTTAATAAGTGGTCTTGGAATATATAATTTCCTGTATTACCTTCACCTAATATACATTTTTTCATACTATAACAATCATGCTCCCATTTTAATTCAAATAGAACTACATAATCACCCAATATTCCACCATGAGGAAATACCCATACCCAACTACTTTTTTCTTTATTTTGTAATCCGTCTAAGTCGGTATGAAAAGAATGTCCATATATTTCAAAATCCGCCGCATCTATTGTTTCAAAGTTTACTGGTCGTTTCATATTATTTTATTTACTATTTACATAATCGGTTTGCATTTGTTTTAATCTTACTATTTGCTGACAAAATATTCTTATGTCTTTAATGTAATGAATTGGTAAATCCAATTCTCGTGTTGAACAATGTAATTTATACCATGCTCCACCATGACATCTTTTGTCCAATTCAAAATGCCATCTTCCATTATTCACCGGGTCAGTAAATTCAAATTGATATTGTGAACCCAAATCATTTATATCAAATTTAATTAATCGTTTACCCAATTGTTTGTTTAACATTACTTCAAACCTACCTATCAATTGTGGTGAAATTTCAAATTTTAATCTCATAACTTATAATTTTCTTTTATGTCTTTCTTCAAATTTGTCCTCTACTAATTGTGCTGCTTTACTATATCCTTTATCTAACAATAATATTCTTGCAAACATATCAGCTGCAATTTCATCATTGTCGTTTCTATCCTTTGTGTGTTTTAACATTATGTGTGCTAACTCATGTGCTTCAACCCACTTCAATTCATCTTTGGTTAACTTCACTTCACCATCAATGAATACACAACCCGAACTTGTTTCAGCAAAACCAAAACCACATTGTTCAAATAGTGGTTTCATTACTTCATATCGATAGTCATCTTTGGTTAGTATTGCAACTGCAACATCACTTTGAAATTCACTAAAATATGTCTTACTCATAACTTAATTTTTTTATAATCACTATAATCATCCCAACCTGCATCATTTTCATAATTACTTTTTGATATTAATACAATATGACATGGTTCTTTAATTTTTATATTACCACCATTATAGTCACCCCATCCTTGGTCGGGGTCTCCTTCACTTTGTTCGGTTGGTATATTACCTGTAAAATACTTTTCTAATACTACTGCGATACCATCACCTTTGTTATCATTAAACATCATATCACATACATCACTCCAATGCATTTTCCATTCAAACGAATCCTCACATTGTTTATCTTTGAACACTCTACCATAAGAGTCGTAATGACCTCTCATCTCCTCTATAACCTCACCATTTTTTAATAGATACAATCTTACCGCATCACCACTAAAAGAGTCTGATGCAACTGGCAATCCACTCTCTTTACATATAAAACTAAAACATCCCATAACTTATTTATTTTTTATTTCTTTAATGTGTTTACAATCCTTTCCTCTACTAAACCCATGTGCGGGACAACTACAACTCCAAAATCCCTCATCATTTACTACCTTATATACATTGTCTTTACTTCCTTTGACTTTGTATTCAATTTTCACTTCGGTTTTTTTGAACTCTTTTGGTTTTATGTATGAAATCTTATCCCAAAGTTTTTCCAACTCATTCCAACTATAATGTCTATTTACCTTAACCCAACCATCACCATCGGAACTGCATATCACATATTTTTGATTGCTGAATATTCCTTCGTATGAAAATGGTGGGTGATTTGATTTGAATCTCATGTTATAATAATTTTGGTTTCCATTCATCGGTCATTAATTTAAGTTTGTCCATTAGACTATTTATATTCACTATGTCCTCATGCTTTATCCAATAGGGATATCTTACACACATTGCTTCATTACTCCATTTTCCAATTTTGTAATAACCATTTTCCACCGGCCTTCTTTCTAAAATAATAAAATGTCTCATATGTTCTCTCCATACATTAATTCTATATTCATTCCTATTTTCATCAATGTCCTCAATGTAGTTTTTATCATCCCATTCTTTACGGAATAGTTTTTCATAATTCTTTATAGTCAATTTCATAACTTATATTTTACCACCAACTTGTATAATAAACTGTCTTACCTTCTTTGATTGCTTCTCTAGCATTTGTAACGAATAACAAATCATCTTCATCTCCGTCATCACTTTGACCAAAAAAGAAACCCGTTGTATCGGGTAAATTACCATCCTTAATATCTTGTTCTAAATTGTCTAAGTCTTCACTATCCAATACAACACAATCACCATTAAAGGTATCGGATGTTCCACCTTTTGCGTCATATAAGTTTTGCATCCAACCATGTAAGTTAGGGTGCTTTCTCCAATAGTGTAATTCTTCTTGTTCAAAGTTCTTTGTTGAAAAATCTACATCCGTTTCCGGTTTTGCTTTTGTAGCTAAAGCGTACATATCTAATCCCATTTTAATTTAAGTTTATATTGTTTGTTAATACATTGTTTAATATTCTATCTCCGTTTAATTGTCTAACTATACTTTGCATCTCCACATCCATTGCCGTTGATAACTGAATTAACTCATCATTCAAAAACGGACTACCTTCCTCACCAATCAAATGTTGAAATGTTGATATCGTTGCTTGTTTAGTTGCTTGTGGTGTGTGTTCACTTTTAACTATTGAACATAATACACCGAATAATTGTGCTATTGCTTTTTCACTATTTGTCATTTGTTTTAATTTATATGTTACTAACTTTATATTTTCCATCGGTATCTTTATACAAATACCTACCACACCTTCTACCAATTGCATTACGCATATCAATCAAAGAATGTAAGTGGTGAATGAAACTTCCACCATTTTGTGTGGTTGCATTACCTCTCATTACAATATCATAATGATTTTTCAATTGTGAAAATGATACTTTATTACATAGGTAAGTGTAGTCTAATAACTCTTGTGCTATATAACCCCAATCACCTTTTTGTAAACGATACGATTTGTTTTGATACTTTCGTTTCATTTCCTTTCGTTGAAACTTCGGGTCTTGCATTTGAGTTTGATATTGTAAATATTTAATTGCTTGTAGAGCAGGAATACCTTTTGATTGTTCGGTATGTTTAACACCATCTGCTAAACTATGTCCCATACTACCTAACATTCTAGCAATCATTACATTGGTATCATTCAATTGTAAGTTCTTTCGTTCCATACCTTGCTTTTTCCATATCCTCATTCGGTTAGGATTATTATGATGTAAATAAATGTCAATGTATTGTGCTACTCTCCACGGCACATCATTTTGTCTACTTCTACCCCAAGCTTTCACTACGGATTTTCTATCACTATGTCTACCTCTCAATGTAACCCACCCAAATATTTGTTCTAATACTTTTTTCACTTCTAACACCTGCTCCTCATTCTTCATTGGAATAGTTGCGATGTAGTTTGATGTTCTATTTGATGCCATGTTATTTAATTTTTTTTTCGTATTGTTTTGTAATTGTGATTGATTTTAATTCAGTATTATTACTTGCTATGTTCATAATAGTAGAATAACTCAATCCCTTAATTGTAATTGTGTCACCTGATTTAGATACTATTTCAATGTCGTGCATCGTTTTGTAATTCATATAATTGTATTAAAGGTATTCAGGTCCGTATGTGCTATAACGAGCAGTTCCGTCAATAATATTTCCTCTCGCGTGTTTTGCTGGTGCTTTCCACGTTGCTGCTTTTAATAAATCACCTTTCTTAATTGGTGAACCTTTTAAGTCTCCATCAACTCTACTAATGAAACCCCAACAAGATGTGCCCTGCCATAAACGGATATACTTTTGTCCAACCTCAACTGTTAACTCTTTCCATTGACTAACCATATCTGCTTTCACATAGTGGTCTTTTCGTTGAATGTTTAATTTGTTTATAAAGTTTGCTACAATAGGATTACCTTTAAGATACTCTATTGCTTTTTGATTTGTCGTTCTCATATTATCTATCGTTGTTTAATGTGAATAATTTTTTCTCACTTTTCACTTCTTGCATTCTATCATCTTCGGTAAACCCCGCACTATCGTATTCGGGTTCATCATCCATTACTTGATACTCATTATGTAAAGCAGTTTGTATTTTATCCAACAACTGAACCGACTTACTTAATTCTTTATCAAAATACTTTTCTAATTCGGGTGTAGTTCTTTTAGCTATCTCAACCAATTCTTTGTGAGACTCCACTCCTTTACTAACCACATAATAAAGGTCATTCAATTCCATCAATGTTAATTCTAAATTCATATTATTTTAATTTTAATGTTTGGAAAAATGTTTTTAACTCATTCATATATTGTATAGAAAGTCTAATTCTCTTTTTAATGTGTTTAATTTCACTTTCGTTTCTATGTAATCTAAAAATAAACATCTTATAGTCATCTTCAACTCTCGGGTCATATGAAATAAAATCACACCAACTTGCACCACTAACCAACATATTTGATAAACATTGGTAGTAATAATTGGGTACTACATTCTTAAAGTCATCTTCCGTTTCTATCATACCATGCTTAAAGTGGTTTACCGATGAGAAAGGACATTTCACTTCAATAACACCATCGGTATTTACAATACCATCCGGCGAACCACCATAGTATTCATTGTATTCTATGAAAGGTGCTGCATCAACTTTTAATTGTGTCAGTTTTTCATAGTGAGATATGGCAACAGGCTCTAAATCAGTTCCCCAATCTAATGCTTGTCCTACTGCGGGTGCAGATTGACCACCAAATGACTCCGATACTTTTGTTAAGAGATATGTTTTAGCACCTTCTCCAATTGTATCTTTACCACCTCGTTCTTCAATCATTATCTTATACAACTCCGAACTGGTAATCTTACCACTTCTTTGTTTAAACCATTCACTACTTCTTTGTTCTATTATTTCTTTTTTCATATTATTTTCTTACACCTTTAATTCCTTTACTAACTCCATACCCTTGTCTTTGTGATAGTGTGTATAATCTATCAGCATCTTCTTTGGGCATGATTTGTATTTCATTACCTGTTTTATGATTTGCGATTGCAACACCACCTACTTTTTGTACTGAACTACAATCTACACAACTTCTATACCCATACTTCACGACTCGCAAAACAGGCATCTTACCACCACACTTTACACATTGTGTCATTTCTAATTTTACTTTCACTCCTTTCATATAATTTGTTTTAAAGTTCTTCAATTATTCCTAATATCTCAGCTACTACAAAGAATGAACCAGCTGGAATTAATAATCCGTTACATAATGTGATACCTGCGATAATTCGTAGTATTGATTTAACGATACTAATACGAAAATGCCAATTTGTTTTTGATTCTTTTACTTGCATACTATTATAATTTAAAATTATCAAATACATAAGGTTCAAACCAACCTCTAATTACTCTATGTGTTAAATCGTTTCCGTTCTTATCCACATCATTGTATTGTTGTGGTACTAAACTAATTACTTCATCTAACAAATCGTGTCCATCATACCTACATATGTTGATAAGTGCGTGTAGTTTTTCTTGGATTTGTTTTTCGTTATTACGACCTCTACTATAAACTCTATCATCATCGGACATCATATAAGAATAGTCGTGCACTTTCACTTCATCCATAAACTCACTATACAATTTACTTTCCTCATTATACGCATCGTTGATAAATGCGTCATTATTTGTTTTCATATTTTCTTTTTTTAATTGTTGTACGAATGCAATCAGTTGGTAGTAATTCATATTATTTTAATTTTATCTTGTTCCAATATATTCCATTTTATCACACTCTCTTTGATATTGGACTGACTTAATAAACCTACTGAACTTTTTATTTATATAGTCCAATGTAACTTTATTACCATTATCCTTTATAAGATTGAATACAACTTTCATATTATCTTTTGGTACTAATAAGTTCATTATAGAATCCACAATACCTTTTTGCATATCATACATTCTTTCACTATTCTTATTTACCATATCCATATAAGTCAATGGAATAATAAACTTACTATTATATGTGTCAATTTTCTCTCTCACTTTCTTAAACTTCAATCCTACAATCACACCCCAATCGTCATAATGTCTTAAATCACTATTATCACCATCCACTACTTTATATCCTTCATATGTTTCGGGGATACTTTTATCAAACACCATAGCAACTCTACCTAAACCATTATCTAACATTTGTTTTGATGCTTCCCAATTGTGACCTGAATATGAAAATGTCAAATCATAGTTAGGGTACTTAAAACTCAATGCCATTCTTTTAGGAACTTTTGTATAGTCATAAAAGGTTACATCAGGAAATAACTCAAATAATGTTTTACCTTTCACTCTAAATAATGTAGGTTCAATATCACTCGTACCATTTAATCTAATACTAAATTTCATACTTCTTTTATCGGCTTGTTTTTTATACCTTTTAATTTCAGCATAAACCCAATCCATAAAAAACTCTCTTTGTTGAAAGAACAAATGTGTCTTTGTTATACGAGCATTATTTATACGATTCTTTTTGACATCTATTTTATTGTGTCCGCTTTCGTGCAAACATCCTTTCGTACATTCTTCCGTTCTCATAGGACAAACTTCATAACCACTTAAATTAGCAGGTGCTAAATAAATGATATAGGTAAGTTCGTTAAACTTTTCGTTTTTGATAATCTTAGCGGATGACGATACATTTCCAATATAGGAAACTCCACCTTCTTTAACCGCATTCTTTAATGTTGTAAATTTCATACTCATATTATATTTTTTTTATATATGTAGGGTTATACTTTAACCCGATAACCTAAGGTACGACAATTTAGGGTACTGGCCAAATCTTTACGAAAGAAAGTTTATTGAGTATCAACGAGTTATGAAATGCGTATATTAACCTTTGCGTAACTCGTTGATACTCAATAAAGAATTTTCCAGTTGATTTTCAACGAGTTACGCATATAAAAAAACCCCATTCATAACTCGTTGATTTACAATAAGTTATAAAAAAGGGTAGTTTGGGGGTATATTATAAATTTATATAATATGTATAATTACATTATGTTTTTTGTTTAACCATTAACATTTTACTAACATTCTCCAATTCCGATTCAAATCTACATTTGTGCATAATATTTACATTTGTTGCTTTTGAACTCGGTTGGTCTTTTCTAAAAAAAACACTTTTTGGATAATTACCAATTAATTTATCAGTTTCGGGATAATATTTAAAATCACCAATTATATCACCAGCTGAATATTTATATGGTTTACCTACCGATTGTAATATTTTTAAATTTCTTTGTAAAACTCTTAAAATTTCTTTTCTTTTTTTAATATCTTTTAATCCATATTTTTCATCGTAAAAAACCAACTTAATCATAGGTGGTTCTTCTCCTGGTTTATTTACTAAAGAGTGTGCTTTTGGTAAAGCTTCTTTTAATATTTCTATAAGTTTCATATACATAAATATATTATTCGTAACTTTCTCTATCAATGTTTATAACATATGGAAAACGAGGTATGCCATCCGGCGTCAAATTGAAATACTTAATCGTTGCCTGCTTCCCTATCAATTGTTTTCTATTTCTAAACATTTCTTCACTCTCTTCAAAGCTTGCTTTTACATTAGACTTAAAAGGTTTGCCATCTGCCGTTTCAAAGGTCATGTAACCCACCATATTAGTTTTATTACCTTCACCCTCACAAACACCTATAATGGTATATTCTTCATCTATGAATGATTTATGCTTCATTAAGAATTTACTTCGTTTGTTCTCATACTTACCATTTGTTCTTAACATCTGCCCTTCAAATCCAGCATCTACATAACCCTCATACAAATCTATAACATCATCTTCACTCATACATAATGTAGTTTCTACTTCAATACAATGTTTACTGAATGAGTCAAATGTATTAAACAAGTCATGCAATCTATCACACCTATCACCAAATTGAATATCATTATCTGGTAAATCGTAAATCCAATACTGAATATTCTTTTTACTTTCTTTTAAGTCAGCATCGGTTGGTTTTGTTTTCTTAACCAATGATACAATCTTATTAAAGTCATTTGCAAACTTGTCAGCATATAACTCACCATCCAATATCAATTCAGGATATACATCAAACACTTCACTTAAACTTTCTCTAATGTGTGGTGCTGAAATGATTGGTTTACCATTTCTACTAAACATACCATCCTTCGTTACGATACATCTAATACCATCCAATTTTGGTTGTGAAAATATTGGGTAAGTAATTTTATCTTTACTATCTTCCCACTTACTCGCCAACATAGGTTCAAAGTATTGTGTTTTGTTAATGTGTTTAATGTTCTCAAAGTAACCACTCTCTAACTTCTTTGTTCTCTTTGCAACTGCTTCTTTCATCGTTTGTTCCTTATCGGAAGTTTCGTTTAACTTACCGGTATTCTTACCATACACTATTGTCCATTCGTTAGTCGTAATTATACCACCAACTTGTCCACTATGTGTTCGGTATTTGTTACCTACTACTTCAATTGTCCACTCTTGTGTTGCACCCGTCTTTGTCTTTTTGTATATTGTTTCTAATTTCATATTAATTTGTTTTTTGATTTTCCCACCAATATTTTGTTGTTCGTAACACTTCGGATATTTCAACTAATAAGGATGTAAAATGTTGTATTTCGGCTAAAATAAGTCTCCTTTCCGTTGCTACTTGCAATCCCATAGTAAATAATCCATATGTTCCATCAAACTCATTACGAACTAAATGAACTTCTTGCACTGCATTCCATCCACCGAAACCACTATCATGTATATCAAATTCAAATACATATGCCCCTTGTCCGACACTATTTGTAAATTCTCTTACATGATAAATAGGTCTACCATAACAGGTCATATTTATTACCTTATCTATATTCTTAATTGTTAACATACTATAAATCTTTTAATGCTTCTGTAAATGTAAATTTCATATTCCTAATTATACCAAAGTATTTAGCTGATATCCAATGGTTGTCAAATTTACCATTATCAACTCTATACATATTTACATTTTGTTCACTATCCCATTTTGGGTATCTATATACATCAATATATACCCACCTACTAATTTCCTTAAATGCAAATCTATACTTCTCATAATAGGTTTCAACACTTATTAATGTAAATCTACCATCTATAAAATTCATTCCCGTTATATCGTTTGGATTTTTAATCACTAACATATTACATTGTTTTTGCCATGTTATAAAATACTTCTTTAAGACCTACCAATGAACTCAATTTTGATTTAGTAACCATTACTTTTGTCAAAACAACATCACCTTTTGGGCGGACTTCATTCATTATCACATGTGCAGGTTCACCATTTGCATCCGTAGTCGGTATAAACATATCAATATTTATTCTTTCTGGAACTGAATATTTTTGTTTTATTTCACTAAAGGAAATAGTATAATCTTTACCACCCGGTGAGGATGCTATTTCGGAAACATCTGTGCAAACATACATTTGTGTATCTGCGTTGAATATTGGAATGTTAAACTCCATATCAATTAATCTATTCGGACTTTTGTTTGTTATCTTTCTCATTATCTATTTAATTTTGTTATACATTCATCAATCTTGTCTCTTAACTTACCACCATATCCAAAATCACCATCAACTTGTACATGCCTCCATTGTGGAATACCTAATGACTTATATCCAAAGTTCAATTGCATATCATCAATAGAAATCCAATTGGTAGGTTTGAATGACTTAACCCACATTTCAATCTCACATGCCCTATCCCATTCATTTGACGAACTCATTTTCTTTTTGGGATTAAAGTGTGTTGTAGTATCTAATAAGTTCCACCTACCAATACCATAATGTTCAAATATCATACTCAACTGAATAAACCCATAATGTTTTCTCCAATCGGATGATACTACTAATTGTGCATCAGTTTGTTTTATGATTTCACTTAATGCGTCACACTCAGCTTTGTCCCATGCGTAAGGTATTGTGAACTCATGTGTTGTTCCTTCTAATATTTTCACTTTGCCATCTCCCCAATTACCCCACGATAATGGGCCATCTATATCTATGAATATTACTTTACCTCTCATAACTTATTTCATTATCTTATTAACTAATTTATTCCACTCTTGTCTTTCAATCTTGTCTGCATTATACATTTCAAACTCATCTTCATCTTTATTATTTCTCAATGTTATGATATGATAGTCATCTGCTAATGGTGACTTAAACAATGTATCTTTACATTTTGAAAATTCATAATCATCCATTGACATACGAAACTTCATTATGAATATTGGTTTGGGTTTCATTTGTATTATATGTGCCATAATCTATTTTATTTGTTTGTTACATTATCCCAATCATACAATACTTCTTTCAAATAGTTAAGTAATGTGAATGGGTCTTTTACATCATGCAATCCAAAGTTATATGTTAATGGTGTACTATTTATACCATCCCACAATTCCATTTTATATGAATGTTTATGACCACTTTCGGGATATCTACTCATATGAACTCTAAATTGTGCCGAATAAATATTATCATGTACAAAATCAAATGTATAATAATCATTATCCCAATCCCAACTCATCACTTCAACTGGTTGTGAATTGATTGCAAATATTTTATCTATATTGTTTATCGTTAGCATACTATAATTGTTGTATCTTTTCCATCACATCGGTTACATCTTGTTCTCTTAAATAACCAATCACATCATTTGTAATTGGTGTATCATATGTTATTTGACCATCTTTACCTAAGACTGCTAATTCATACAATCCCTTATCACCACCGTAAGAGTGTTCGTGTTTCACTACTGATGCACCATACCCATTGTCAAATATGATACGAGTAATAACTCCATCTTTTTGTGGGTGTTTCTTAAATTGTAAATCCTTAAATTGTTTCATCTTGTTATATATTTTCTTGTTTGTATAATTTTAATAATCTTTCACTCATTTGTTTGTATCTCATATTGAACTTATTGCTCATCTTTGAAATAACTTTTTCATTGCTGTATGGAGAATTGTCAGGCGAACTCCACTTACGAGAATGATACATATAATTGTAAAACATCACATAAGCATTTGCTTTCCTAATGTAATCATCTATGTCAATCTTCAAATCCCACTTCTTCATCAAAGCAACTGACCTCTTTTCGTTATCTAACTCTAAGTCTCTACTTTGTGCTAATGCAGTTTTGATACCTCGTACTGATTTACCTTCTAACCATTCCTCAACCTTAGTCAATCCTTCACATCCCTTTGTCCAAACTTTCACTCCGTCAGTCCATTGTGTTAAATGACAATACTCATGTACCAATATACCTAACCAATCAGGTCTATTCATTGCGACTACTAACTTTCTTTCATCCTCGTCAAAGTAACCACTACATTTGATATTACCACTTAACTTCAAATACTTCACTTTGCGTAAATCACATTTGATGCCATTCTCTTTACATTGTTTTTTCACCCATTGTATAAACCTTTTTTCTTTTGCTCTCATATAATTTTTTTTGTTACGAAATTGGTAGATAAAATGATAGGGGATAGAACTTAATCTACCCCCTACACATTCTCACCATTAAAACTACTACCAAACGATAGTTTCGTCATCGGTTGTCTCATCATCTTTCACTTCATTGAAAAGTTGAGATTCATCATCCGACTTAATATATTTTTGTAGTAATTGAGTCATAAATACTCTCTCACTATCTAACCCACCATCATTACTGAAATAAGGTAAGATTGCAATGTTTGCTGCTTCGAACAATGTGAAACCAT